CTTACAGATACCATACCTATTACTATTGTATGTTCAGTGAAACTCTTTGTGAAAGAGTGGCCACTAAGTACAGTTGTTCCTATGGCCGATAAGTTACCTTGCGGTGTTGTTGCGTCTGTTGACGATGTTTGTGCGACCGGGCTAATGTTTACCGGTGAGCTTCCGCCACCAAGATATTCTGGTCGTTGTAATCTAGCATCTGGGCTAGTTACATTAAAGTGATTTTTTATTACTTCGATATATCTTGAACCGCCTCTAGCTTGTATTTCAAGAAATTTTTGTGTTGCGAATGCTAATCGAAGTTGATTAATTGTTGCTGATGTTGCTTCTGATAAATCAGCATATATGCCGGGAAAACCGGCATTGTTTGGGTCTTCTTCACCGACCCATGTGTTTGATGTATTAGTACCATTAAATGATGTTGACTTAGCATAAAGTGTTGTACCTGATCCATTTGTTTCATATACATTTTGATTTGAATCAGCATATGTTTGGTCTACTTTACCAATGCCTAATATAGGTGCTGTCGTTCCTAAAGGAATTGTTACATCTGCGCCTTTTTGTGGCCATGGCAGACTTGAAGTAAAGTAATCGTGTTTCTTTCCTCTATTTAATAATGCATATGTAGTGCCATCTGTACCTGAAGTTGTTAATACTGTTTTTGGTGCTTGAAGGTTTTCATCTCGGAACCAATCGTTCCAAACGAGCGTGTATGCTCGGTGCCATAATGCACTGAATTCCAAGCCTGCTACTTTTGTTGGTATTCCGAAATAATCGGAAAGAGATCCTTCAGTCTCTCCGCCTCCGGGAGCGGTAATTGTTGGGGGTACTGGCGCTGCGACTGAAAAGTCGGGTGTTCCGTCTAATCTGTCGGAACCAGCTGCTTTATATGTTTTTGTTTCTCCCATAAATTCTTCGAAATCGTCCCAAACAAGTCGTACTGGGACAGCGAAGAAATGGGTATCCATGAATGCGTTATCCATAGTTGGGTGTATTGGTGTTGCTAATCTGCTAAATGCTGTGAGATTACATGAAAATGTATCTCCGGGTAATGCTTCGTCGACATAGATCGGTACTAATTCACCAGCATTGAATGTGGTTTTAAGCCCATGACTCCTATCAAATGTGCTTCGCTGAATATCGGCATGTGGTACTTCGCTAAACTGATGTTGCTTAGCTGAACCGATTCTTGTGTTGTACTTGTGAGGGTTTTTCATGGGCATGTTAATTCCTTATTTGTTTTTTTTGAATTGTAACACATGTTCATGCGCTTTTGCAAGACATGTGGGATCTTCCGGTGTTAATTCTCCGGTTGTTGTTTCAAATGTGCCAATTCGCCAAAGCGAATAATCCTCAGGATTTTTGGCAATTTGTGTGTCTTCGTTCGCTAGATCGGCGAACTGTCTTAACGCTATCGCGTCGTTTTCCAAGCTGTAATCTTGGTGGTATGCTTCAAGTGCTGAATCATATATTGTATATTTACATAGTATCATAGTTTTTCCCTTTTATAAATAGCCATTCTGGCTTTATGTGCTTTCTCTCGATATGCGAGAGCTTCTTTCGTAAAAAGATGTGATATTTCATCCATCATCTTCCTACGATCTTTTTTTATATCCGCCATTATTTCGGGATATAAAAGTTCGTATTGTCTATCGTATGCTTTTGGTGGTTTCATTTTTTTACCATTAATGGTAATGAAATCCGAAGGATAAACATCATCTTGGTATTTGGCGAGCCAGTCACCTGCTATGCCAGGTCTCCGGCTCATAGTAGCGTATTCTTGTTGTCTGTCTATTATTTCGCCAGTATCGTAATCTATTAATTCATAGTGTTCTTTTTTATTTTTTCCGTTAATTTTTTTTTGTACATAGTTTGCGACATAAGCCGCTGTTTCAAAATTAACAGTTCCTATCGATACATGGCCTTTTTTCCATATCTTTTTTAATATTTCAGATGTATATAGATCTTTGTGTTTACCTGGTACTTTTTTCATGTCTGGAAATGTATGGTTAAATATGATAGCGTGGTAGTGAGGTCTACCAAATTTTTCGCCATATTCTCCGCATTGATAGTATCTTATTTTTTTTTTATTATATTTCTTTCTAAGTCTTTTCATAAAGTCTTGAAAGTGTTTTTTTACTAATGTTCCATATTCTGGTAAATGCTCTGCATCGTATGTTAATGTTATAAATATGTTATTAGTGTATAGAGAAGACTCGTGTAGTATTCTCATCGCCCATTGGCGAGAGTATTCGCTTCGACATCCTGTACATTGTCGGCAAGGTATTTGTATACCTTTGTGGTGTCTATTATCTTTATACGGATTATAAAACTTAATTCCGTCTTCGGTTTTCCAAGCTTGTAGTGGGTGAAAACATGGCATAGTTGTTCTCCATTAGTTATAGTCTAATTCCGCCTCTCATTGGGCGTGATCCTCTTAAAGAATTTTTTCTGTGTGTTCTTGCTGCTGTGCGAGAGAACATTCTTTTTGATTTTTTATAGTTCATTTTTCTAGGTCTTCTCATTGTTATCACTCTCCTTAGTTCGTGAGGTTATTTTTACGACTAACCCCTTAAAAGGTGTCAGTCGTTACAGTTGTATCAAGTAGCAACTGTTTCTGCCGCGTCGGATTCATCCGACTTGCCTGCTGAAAGGGACGCCTCCGGCGTTTCCTTTCCAGCTTCTGCTTGTAGAGCTTGAGCTAAACGCTCGTTTTTAACAGCTAAACCCCATTCTTCCATTTGTGGAAGATTATCGGGATTTTCTGCAAAATTTAGAAAGCTGTGCATTTCATTGTTGAAGGTAGCCTTCACTTGTTCCGGCAATTCTTCAAACATAGTTTTCGCTGTCGCTAGTGTATTTTGCATTTCTTGGAAATCCACTTGTGATACGTCTCCGTATTGTGGGTTTGCTTTAGTTTGTGGCATAATTCCTGTTTCCATGAATTGTGCTAATATCTTGTTTATATCACACTGATCTGTGTGATGTTGTTCAGTGATACCGTCATTGAACGTTTCACTGTAATCTTCGTTGCCTAAATTATAGGCTGAACGAAATGTATTCTTTGGTACGCCTGTAGCTTTTCTTTTAGTCATAGTATTGTTGTCCTTTTAGTTCAACTAATCGATAACGTTTTGTTATCGGATCATAAATGCGTTTTGCATTTCTGTATCTTCTACCGCGTGTTATTTTTGCGCGGATAGGGTACTCTTTAAAAGTACCTGATTGTTTTGCTGTAAATATCTGTTCATTTACTTTTTTTTTTGGCGCTCGCGATCTAAAGCTGACGCGAAGTTTCCTTCTGATTCAGGGTCGAATCCAAGTTTTTCCATTACATTGACCAACATGTTAGCTAACATTTCTGCTGGTCCTAATGCGCCTGTTTTTCTTTCTGTTAATTTAGTTTGTGCAATTGTATTTGCTATAGAGCTTGCAGTACCTAAATTTGATAGAGCTACTTGAGCTCTATTAACTTGTGGTGCCATTGCACCGGCTGGTGAGCTTGCTTCTTTGCTCCCAGCTAATATTGGATTAATTCCCGCAGCTTTTAAATCCGCCATACGGCGTTGTACTGCGGTGTTGGACATTTCACGTTGAAAGTCCATTTGTGCTTGCGCTTGTTGAGCGGTAGCGACATTTTGCTTTTTTGAACCTTGATAGCCAAAAAGTCCTGACGCTAATCCGCCTAATAGTCCACCTATCATTAAAAGTGTGTCCCGCCAGGTACGCTGTTTACTGGCATTGGTCTTGTACATCTTAATTTGAATAGCGAATCAAATATAAATTGAGGTTCGCTTGCTACCGCTAATGTTCGTTGTACATTTGTGTCTGTTACCTGTATCCATGAATCACCAAGTAATGGCAAGCTTGCATACTCTTGTGCATAATGCCATGATTCTAGGGTTCCTGTTGCGTTTGAACGGAATTTGCCAGTTACTGAACTTGGCTTATATCTGTATTCCGCATAACGCTCTTGATAGCCGAACGTTGTTTCGTCGGCTGCACTTCCTTGTGCGTATATTTCTTTATTTTTGACTGCTTGTTCGCCAATCGTTGAAAGCGTTGGCCAGTAATAGTCATATATTGTTTCTCTA